GTCCTGGCAATCTCAGTGGCAAGATTGATGGGCTTACCGTTCGCGACAGTTTGAACCTCAAAAAGATCCTCATGTCCGAAGAGAAGCTTATCGGCGACACGACGCCGTGGCACTTCGAGGACTTGGCGACAAGCTTCTGGTCAATCCCGACGCGAGCGGGAACCTACGCTAGGACGGTTCAGCCGCTTACGACGGCGACGCCGACCGCGATCATCAATCCGACGAATTGCATTTATGTCAACGCAACGGGCGGGGACGGTCGCAACTTTGGGTATTTTTCATCCATTACGAATACCGGCGACTATAATTGTAATGGTGTGGTCGGATCGACGTGGACGCCTTCTACGCAGTACTTTGCCACGTTCGGGGCTGCTGCGAATAATTATTCGCCCTCTCTTCTGTTGGCCCAACCGACAACTGGAAACTACAACGGGTTTTTCTATCTGTGTACGACACCCGGCACGTCTAACAGCCTTGAACCGACGTGGGGGACGACCATCGGCGGAACGACGCTCGATAATAACGGCGCTGGTCCGGGCAACGTCGTGTGGACCTGCATCGGCCGGCTTTCAGGGCAGGCGGCGGTCTTCACAACCGAGATGATGGAGATGGGAAAGCGAATCCAGTATTTAACGACGACGCCGACAACGCAGCGCTGGTCAATTGGTGATACCATTGTCAATTCCGCTCCGAGTGCTTCAGGCGTTGATCGCTGGCGGGCAACGGCTAACGGCATCGGCGTAGCGGCAGCATGGAAAAGCGTAGCTTTGAGTGCTTAATTGGAGGGTCAGTACCGCACAATGGCAGGAGAAATTGACGGGGGGTTGGTCGACCAAGCTGCAATAACTCGCCGCGGACTTCTTGGGTTCTTTGCTAGTCTATGGGCTACTCCATCATTAGGCCAGTTCATAGTCGGTGGTAGGCGAGGGACTGTTGCACCTCCTCCCCCTCCGGCGACTGCCGTCGGGAGCGTGATAACGGACGGGCAAAGTATTTTGACGTTCGGCGACAAAGTTATCATCTTCTAAAGGAGCAAGGTAATTCACATGCGTTCGCTTTTGATCTTGGGAGCTTGTCTGCTGTCGACTGCTGCGTTTGCTGATGACGTGGGACAGGTTACGAATGGGGCGCTCAGCCCGCCGCCCCCGCCCTCGGTACCTGATGTGACCCTCGTCGTGCGCGCCCAGGAACAGGCCGCCTGGGGTCAAGTCTCTGCTGTCATGGACAAATGCGTCGCCGATGCCGTCCTTCGGTCCCAGGCACCCTCCTGTCGCGATCTGGCGGGGTTTCTTGATGCTTGGGCCGCGAAAGTAAAAGCTGCAAAGCCGGCTCAGCCGGTACAACAGGAGACAGGAAAATGAAACAGCTTGGAGTGATTGGGCTGCTTGCGGCCGGGCTGACGGCCTGCGCCAGCATCGTGAACCCGGTGACGCAGACCCAGGTGTTTGAAATGGAAAACGCCTATGGGGTGGTGCAGGCTCAGGCAATTGCCTATGCCTCGTTTGGGCTTTGTCCGAAGGGGACGACCATCAGTGGGTCAGTGTCGGCACACTGTGCACTGCCACAGGCAGTGGTGGCGATTGCCAAGGCAGACTCCGCAGCGCGGGACGCGCTGACACTGGCGGAGAACTTTGTGCGGAATAATCCGACTGTGAACGCAGGAAGTGTGATTGCTGCGGCTCAGCAGGCAATTGCGCTAGCCGTGCAAACCGAGGCGAACTTTGGTGTTGGAGGTGGGAAATGACCGCGGAACAACTGGCGGCGGCCGAAAAGGTTGCGTTTCAGATCATCGGGGCGGCGGTCGAGGCGGCGCCGATTATCGCCCAGGACATCAACAATAGCCTGCCGTATGTGCAGGCTATTGTTGAGCTGATTAAGTCGGGCGGGGCGCCGACTGAGGAGGCGTTTGCGGCCGTGAGGCAGCGGCTGGATGAGGGCTCAGCTTTCTTGCAGCGCAAGGCGGCGGAGGCACAAGCGATGCTGGATGCAGAGGGGGGAGCGTGAAATGGACTGGAATCCGGATCAAATCAAGTCGGTTGCTGCGCGGCTGACGACCTCGGCTGCGGCGATTGCCCTGGCAGTCGGGGTGGTGAACTCGGCCCAGGCGACCGAGCTGACCAGCTCGGTGTCGGTGATTGTGAACAGTGGCCTGGCGATCGCCGGGGCGATCACCACGATCTGGTCGATGGTTGACGCCTGGTGGAAGCACAGCCACCCGGCGCAGATCGCGGCTGGGGTGCGCTCTGCGCAGGCTATTGGGGTGGAGCCGGGGAAACCATGAAAGAGGTGGTGATCGCCGTGGCACTGGCAAGAACACCGCCCGTGCAATCGGCCACTATGTCGGGCGGCTATGCCCCACCCCCTTGACGCGCCGTCACGACTCAGTCAACATGGAGCCAATAGGCCCACGGAACAAGGAACCAAATCGATGAAACTACCGTCACTGAGAAAAGTCTGGTTGCTGGGTGTTGCGACGATCATGGCCGGGGGGCTGGCGTGGGCCGCGGCGATTCCGCCATTCCAGGCCGGGCCGAGGCTGATCGATGGGAGTGACCTGAATAGCCTGGTCAATGTGCTGAATAATCTGACCGGGAACGGCACGCCCCAGGCCGGGACGTTCACCACCGTCACATACACGGGCAATGTGAGTGATACGGCTGCAACGGGTGGCCTTGTCAATGGTGTGACAATCGCGCCGCAGCTCACCGGGACGATCCCGACGATCAATGCTGGCGGCACGAACGCAGACTCGAATTTGGGGCTGGCGGTAGCTGGATCAGGCACCGGCACGTTGCTGCTTGGTGGCAACACTACGACCCTGGCGGGGCTCCAGGTCGCGCAGACCGCCTCGCGGGTGAATGATGTTATTGTGACGCCTGGTGCTACCGGCGCCGTTCCGACGATTACATCGGGTGGTGCTGGTGCAGACGCAAACATCTCACTCCAGATCGCGGCGAGTGGCACCGGCCAGGTCAATATCGGCGGCACGACCACGACTGGTGGCTTGCAGGTCGCCCAGACGGCGTCGGCAGTCAACGATGTTGTGGTTACGAATGGTGCGACTGGTACGGCACCGCTTATCAAGACTGGCGGCGCAAGCGCCGATGCGAACCGGAATCTGACTCTTGCCGGCAACGGCACGGGCATTGTGGCACTTGGCAGTGCCGCGCCGATTACCTGCACTGCGGCGGATACCGTAACGGCGAACTGCAATGGCCAGCACGGCATTGCGACTTTCACGGCTGTGACGGTGGCGGCTGTTACGGACAAGTCCGAGACAATCGGCAATACCTCGGTTTCGGCTTCCTCGCAAATCATCTGCACGCTGGTGTCGTTTACTGGTACGCTGGTGACGAACGGCATTCCGGTGGTGACTGAATGTGTGCCTGGGAGTGGCACGATTACTGTTCATATCACGAACGCCCATGCGTCAAACACGACTGGCTCACAGTCGTTCCTGATCAGCTACATGGTGCTTTAGGCGGAAACTGCCGCCTTAGCAGGGGAATTTCGCAGAATGCTGAAGCGGCAAGAATACTCGAGCGACCCGCTGAGCGGGCCAGAAAACCAGGGGTTCCGATGGCTGTTGGCGCGGGCGATTTTTCGCGAGGAGGTGCAGGGGCTGCTGTTGGAGGCCGTGAAAGCGGCTGGAGTGATGATAGCCCTGGTGACTGGGGCGCTTACGCTCCTGCATTCGATCTGGCCCGCGGTGCCAGGGCCTCAATGACTCCGCGGAGCTTGCCAGCACGGGTCCGGGTGGTGATCTGGGCGCTGATGGGGGCTGTAGTGGCCGGTCCGCTAGGGCTCTGGATCACTGACCCGGTGGAGCCGATCATGGTACAGCGTGCAAGCGTGGTGACTGTTGGTGCGGCGCTGCCGCGGGCCATGATCCGGGCGACGTATGAGGCGATTGTGACGCGGCCAGTGACGCCGGGCTGGAGCGGGTGTCTGGTGAGGACCAACGGACAATCGGTCGATGCGCTGGGATTCGCCCGGCCACTCGCGACGACCACGCTGAATTATGATCCAGGCCAGAATGTGATCGGGGTCACCAATGTGGTTCCGATGGATGCCCCACCAGGGATGCTTCGCATCGAGGGGGAATTGGTGTGGAGTTGCAATCCGTTGCAGCGGCTGCTGGTGGCAATCGGCCGGCCGAAGGTGACGAAGCTGCCGGTGCTGACAGTTAATGTGCTGGCGCCGCTGTGAGTCGCGCGATAGCGGGCCTGAAATGGGCGGTCGCCCGGGAGGTCGGGCCGTTTAGCGCGGCTCGGGCTCGTGGGGCGAAAGCCTATGGGATTCGGTATGAGAAGCAGCTGGCGGAGGCCCTTGGGCCTCGGGCCCTGCGAGGACAATGGTTTCAGTTTGAGGACTCGGCTGGCAAGGGGTGGTGCCAGGCGGATTTGCTGATGAAATGGGGCGATGTGCTGGTGTGTCTGGAGGCCAAATATACCTGGGTCCAGGCCGGGCATGACCAGCTGGACAAGCTCTACCTGCCGATCTTGCGAAGCATTGTGGCGGGGAAGCAACCAGTGGTCGGTGTAGTGGTCTGTAAGCGGCTAACCCCCCGGATGCCGGGAGTGGAAGTCGCGCGCACGTTGGAAGGGGCGCTGGAGCGGGCGATCGCTGGCCAGCGAACAGCCCTCCATTGGATTGGTAATCTTGATGCGCTGGCACAACGCTCAGCGCCGAGGGCCTGGACAGTCAGGCAAGCAGAAGGAATGAGACCATGAAGAATGCTGGATCTGGCGTGGGGAACGAAACAAAGGCGGCTGTCGCGGCCGCGCAGACTGAAGGCCGTGGCATGAAGCTCAAGCCGTCGAGTGAGGGCGGGAATCTCGGCATGAAGCACATGGGCGGCGCGGCGGCGGAACTCCACCGGCAGCATCCGCATAATCAGGGCACAGATTATGGTGCTCTGCAGAACAAGGGCAAAGAGGACCATGAACGGCATGAGCCGCTGCATGGGATGTCCCCCAGGGAGCGGAAATAGCATGGCTCGGCTGAATGACACAGCGGCGATTGCGGATGCGCCCTCGCGGTATGGCGAGGAGCACTCGATCCGGACACGCAAAATCGAAGGCGGCTATATCGTCACGCAGAGCACCTGCAACGATTCGACCGGGGAGTATCGCTCGACTGAGCGGTTCATGAAGGAGCCGCCGAGGGTTACACCTCCGACGGTGAAGAAGGGGCATCCGGATGGTCCGAGTGATCTTGCCGGGGCGATGAGTTATCTGCGGGACAAACGCTAGCTGCCAGCGGGGCTGGCTCGACAACAGAAGGACTTGAAAACAATGAAGTCGCTTGACAAGAAATGGATTGTTGCAGTCGGCTTTGTGCTGGCTGGTGGCCTTGCGGCACATGCCGCGGGGTTCCTGACGAATGGGCTGCCCTCGGCAGGTGGCACGCAGTATCCCACCACTTTGCCGCTCACGGGAAATGAGACCTTCCCGGCGGACACGAACCTGACCCAGGGCCTCAATCCGGCGAGCGAGGCAGTTTCGATCAATCAGCTGTTCGGGGCGGAAAACAGCTTCGCCAACAGCAGCGGCTGGCGGAATGCCCTGATGGGCGGGGACTTCGGCTCGGCGCTGTGGCAGCGCGGAACCGGCACGTCGAGTGATATTGCCAACACCACCACCTATTATGCCGATGGCTGGTTCAACAAGGGCGCAGCCGGCTCGGCGATCAACGTCTCGCGGCAGACCGGCGCGAGCGACATCAGCACGGGGTTCAATGCCTCGTTGCGTTTTCAGCGGAAGTCGGCGAATGCCGACGTGAATACGATCTGCACTGGGCAGGTTCTCACGACTCAGGAATCGCTCCGGTTCCAGGGCCAGACCGCCGAGTTTGCACTTCACATGCTCGCTGGGGCGAACTTCTCCGCCGCCAGCTCGAATGTCAAACTGACGATTGGATACAGCGTAGCTGGTGCCAATGACCAGTCGGCCGACACGTTCATCGGCACGCCGGGCTCACTTGGCACCTGGACCGGGCAGGTCAACACCAGCCAGACCAGCGCGATCAGCACGACGTGGGGCCGGTACTCGATGGTCGCGAGTATTCCGGCGACGGCGACTCAGGTCGGGGTGTCGGTGTGTTACACCCCGGTCGGCACTGCCGGCACGAATGACTGGATCGAGCTGGCGCTTGCGCGACTGCAGGTGAACAGCGCGGCGGTTGCCCAGACGGGTGTCAGTGGCACGGCCTACTCGGTCGGTTCGTTTGAGTATGTGCCGGTGGCAGATGAAGCAGTCCGGGAACAGCGTTGGTATTACCAGCTCAATGAGACCAACGGCGGCTACATTGCGCCGGGCATTGTCAGCGCGACCAATGTGGAACGTGCGACGCTGAATCTGCCCGTGCCGATGCGAGCCGTGCCGACTTGTACGTTCACGGCGGGTGGATTGAAGTGGAACCTCAACGGCACGGTAACGGCAGTTGGCACGCTGACTCAGGTCACGGGTTCGACGGCTGGTATCCTGACGATCGGTGATACGACGACGGCAACTGCGGGCTGGACTGCGCCGCTGTTGGGGAGTGCCACCACCGGCGCGATCAAGTGCACAGCAGAGCTGTGAGGCACGCCAGCACGGATTGAGCTGGCGGAAGAGTGGGGGCCTTGGTGCCCCCACTTTTGCAAGAGCGGCCACGGTGAAACCATTCCATTCCCACCCCGAAAGCCCTGCTTAGATGGACGCCGAGTTTAATTCCCTCCTCCACTGTCTTTTCGTTCCGAAAAGATACAAGGTGCTCTATGGGGGCCGGAGCGCCGGCCGGAGCTGGGGCTGTGCCAGGGCACTCTTATTGATCGGCACAGAACGGTCAATAAAAGTTCTCTGTGCTCGAGAGCTGCAGAAATCCATCAGCGAGTCGGTGCATAAGCTGCTGAGTGATCAGATCGCCGCGCTGGGCCTGAGCGCGTTTTATGAAATCCAGGTTGGGCGGATAATCGGCCGGAATGGCACGACGTTCACGTTCGAGGGCATCAAGAACAACATCAATAAGATCAAGAGTTATGAGGGAATTGATTACTGCTGGGTTGAAGAGGCCAACAACGTCAGCAAGGCTTCGTGGAACGTGCTCATTCCGACGATCCGAAAGGCCGGGAGTGAGATCTGGATTACGTTCAACCCGGAGCTTGAGACTGATTACACCTATGTTCACTTCGTCAAGGCCATTGGTGAGGGCCGTGCTGCACGGTACAGTCGGTCGAGACTGACCAGGCGTTTGTGGTCAAGATGACTTGGCGGGATAATCCCTGGCTCACGGAGACCACGAAACGCGAGATCGAGGCGCTTCGCCAGGCGGACTATGACCAATACCTCAATGTCTGGGAAGGCTTTTGCCTGCAGATGCTTGAGGGAGTCGTGTATGCGAAGGAGCTGCGGAGGGCCCAGACCGAAGGTCGGATTTGTTCTGTGCCGTATGACCGCACCGTGCCGGTGGATTGTTTCTGGGACCTGGGCCGGGCCGACAATACAAGCATCTGGTTCGTGCAGCGAGTGGCGATGCAATGGCGCCTGCTGGCTTACTATGAGGAGTCGGGGGAAGACATCACGCATTTTCTGCGGGAGCTGCAGTCGCGGGAATATGTGTATGGCACCATGTTCCTCCCGCATGATGCGAAGGCCAAGCGGCTGGGGTCCAAAAAGACGATCGAGGAGATCGTTCGGGGCAGCGGCAAACAGGTCAAGATCGTGCAGAAACTCTCGATCTCCGATGGAATCAACGCGGCGAGAATGGTGCTGCCGAACTGCTGGTTCGACGAGGACGGCTGTTCGGATGGCATCAAAGCCCTGCGGCATTACCGCTACAAGGTGGAAGAGGGGCAGCTTTCCAAGGAACCGCTCCATGATTGGGCTTCCGACGGAGCGGATGCTTTTCGGTATTTCGCGGTGGGCAGCCGGGAGCCGCGGGATCGCGGGGGTGTGCTGACGCGGCTGGCGACTGCCGCCCTGGGCGAGCAAGCCAAGCGGTCGAGGGAACGCGAAGTGAGCGATGCCGGTGGCCGCAATGGCCCTGGTCTGGGGTGGATGGGATGAGCAAAGACAAGATCATCCGATTGGTGCGGAATGGCCCGCTGTTGGGTGAGAGCCCTCCAGAGGTTGTTGCCCAACTTAAACAGCTGCTTGACGCTGCCAAGCGGGGTGAGATTAAGGGACTGGGGTTTTTCTTCGTCGATGGTGCTGATACAACGGTGACACACTGGGTTCAAGGCTGCGCCGCGAGGAATGATATGATTGCGGCTTCGGCTCGGTTACATTGGCGGGTGCAGCAAGCAGCAGATGAGGGGGCTGGAGAATGAGCGCTGATTCGTCGGTGCCGAGCAGTCAGGCCACCTCGCTCAATCCAGTGGTGGAGGAGGCCCGGAAGCGCTGGAACCAAGCGGCCGAGTGGGAGTCGGAG